CTTGAGAGGAATGGCGAAGTTTGCGGGATTATCTCAGCCGAGGCAGACCCTATCGAGGTCGCCCTTGGCCTCTACTCTGATAAGCCCAATTTCTCAATTCACCTAAAAGGCTACAGCGTCGAGCGTTATACCTCCAACAGAGTAGGGGGTGGTGAGACTGTCATAGAGAAGCCAAGGGTTGTTTTGTCTGTCCTTATGCAGTCTGAACCAATGCAGAAGCTATCTGAAAGCAGGCAAGCCATGAAGCGGGGTTTTGTTGCTCGGTGCCTTTTCGCGGTCCCGACGAGTAGGGTCGGCAGTCGAAAGCTTGAGCCCGATGTGATCAGCAAGGACATGAGGGAATGGTGGGCGCTTCGACTCGGTGCCATGCTGTCGATGCCTCACAGAAAAAGATTTCTAGAGAGTGGAAGCAAAGTTGTTTTCTTCAACGAGGAGCCGAGGGTGGTGAAAATAAGCCGAGAGGCTCACGAAGTTTTCTTGAAGGCCAGAATTGAGAACGAGAAGGGCCTAGCCTCTGGCGGTGAGTATGATGATGAGTCTGGCTGGGGCGGAAAGCTGATGGGCAACGTGGGGCGTCTTGCTCTAGCGCTTCACTTCCTTTCTGGTGAGACTGAGCGCGACGAAATTAGCGGGGACGTCATGGAGTCTGCATGTCGCTGGGTGGACCCCCTAACAGATCATTATTATTGTGCCATGGGAAGGGTTGGCGAAATCAACATGGATAAAAGAGTCCATGGATCAATCAAGAGCTTATCTGGAAAAATAGATGGCGTGATGAAGCTGAACGACATTTTCAAGATCCTAAGGACTAAGAGATATGGAAAAATGGACGATTGGACGCCTGTGTTTTCTAGAATGGTGGATCTGGGGTTTGTTAGGATCAAGGATGGAGAGAAGCCAAAAAGAGGGCCAATTCCGAAGCTGATAGAGTTTCACCCCAACTTTGAAAATCTGGCGGGGAAATAACTTGTGTAACTTGTGTAACTTGGGGCTTAAAACCCTTAAAAGTAGTATTTATTTATTTATTTATAATATAAGGACTTATGGAATTGGAGAATCTTTATCTATAAGGGTCCAAGTAACCCAAGTAACCCAAGTAACGGGCGAGGCAACATGATCGAACTGAAACAGCACCAAGCCCAAGCGGTAGACGCATGCCTCTCCTTGGTGGCGACTAGGGGGCTATGCATCCTTGAAGGCCAGCAAAGAACAGGAAAAACCTTGGTGGCTCTGTCAGTCGCTGAGGGCTATGGATGCAGGACTTTGTTTCTCACTAAGAAAAAAGCTATTGATGGGATCAAAGGTGATTGTGAAAAGCTCTGGGGAGAGGTGCCCGAGTGGCTGGAGATCATTAACTACGAGTCTGTGCATAAGTTACCAGATAATTTGGGATTTGGTCTAGTTATCTTGGACGAATGCCACAGCTCAGGACTTTCTGGCTTTCCTAAGCCATCAAAGGTTTGGAGGTGTGTCAATGACATATTTAGACAGACAGGAGCTAAGGCGCTTCTCATGTCTGGAACTGTTTCAATCGAGTCTAAGGCTCAACTTTTCCACGAAGTCCAAGTCACTCACAGGGGGCCATGGCTTCAGTTTAAAAGCTTTTATCACTGGTGGAACCCAAGGGGACACTACAAGACCGCCATATCTGGGGGCTATGGACATTTTGGGGCAGTCAAAAGGATCGGAGGCGGGCAGGAGGTTGCCGACTATGCAAAGGTGAGGGATGACATGATAGAAAGGGATGTGTCTGCGCTGTTTGTGACAGTCTCTAGGGAAGACGCAGGCTTTGAGGTGACTAATGCCACGGAGAAGGTGGCAAAGTGCTCAAATAAGACAATTTTGGGCCTCTGTGACGAAATTGACAAAGAAGGCATTATTAGAGTGGGGAACAGAACTTGCGTCTATGAATCTCCAGCATCTAGGCTTATGGGGTCGCATATGGCGACAGGAGGCACCCTACTTGATGAGAACGGGGATGGTTTTGTTTTGCCAGACTCATTTAACCCCCGCTATAAACTGGATAAGATACGGGATCGGGCAAAGGCTGGGCTTAAATATGTTATCTTTTCTCACTACATTTATGAACGCTCGTTCATATTGCAAGAACTTGGGGGAGATGCCACCGACGACCTTGAGAAGTTGAGGCGGGGGGAGGCTCAATTTTGCGTCCTATCGACAACCTCTTATTCCATGGGGGTTGACTTGTCGTGGGTAACCGGGTGCTGTATCATGTATTCTATCCCGTGGTCTGGGGCAGTGTGGTCACAAGTGCTAGATAGACAGCTCAAGTTCGACAGGACTAGGGAGGCCGTTGTCGGCATTATCCTTCTTGATGGCGGGGTGGATGAGCTTGTCTATGAGACTGTGAGCAGAAAACAAAACTTTAATCTGAAAAGCTATGCTAGAATCAAAAATACAAAGCCAAATTATCAAATACCTTGAGAGCATCGGGGCCTATGTCGTCAATGTCGTGCAAGCTGGAAAGCCGGGAACTCCAGATGTCCTTTGTTGCGTTGAAGGGTTTTTCGTGGGGATTGAGGTCAAAAGACCCGGCCAGAAGCCGAGGAGACTGCAAGAGCACCACCTTGAGAGAATCAGAAAAGCAAAAGGGATCTCGATGGTGGCGACTAGCGCAGAAGACGCAAAAGAACAGTTATTGACACTTCTTGGGCGCTCTTAGGATGCAAGTGTCTCTAAGACTGCCGGGAGAGGACATTGGTCCCCCCGGTTGGTCGAGAGAGATAAAGGAGGGCAGGTGTGCAAGATTGGAAAATTGAGAGAGCGGGTCGCTACCGCAACGACGTCTCCGTCGGAGGACCAAGGGGATAATGTGAGTTCGATTCTCACCACCTGCACTAAACAGCCTGTAGTGATAACTGGAAACATACCTGATTTGGGGTCAGGTGTTGTTGGTTCGAATCCAACTGGGCTGACTTAATTACATGAACAGATTTACTAAACAGAGGGCAAAGCGGTGGAAGGTTAAGTTCGTAGGTTTACGACTTGGCCCTAGACCTGCTTGCTTTAGATAGGAGACATGATGGAAACGAGGGCACTGAAGGATTTAGTTCCTTACGACCGCAACCCGCGAGACAATAAAAAGGCCGTGGATTATGTTCTGGAATCTCTAAAGAGACATGGCCAGACAAAACCATTGATTGTTTCGGCCAAGGGGAAGCCATTTGAGCAAGAAGTCATTTGTTGCGGTCATACAACACACCAAGCACTTAAACGCTTTGGGGCCAAGGAAGCAAAAGTGGTCATTCATGAATTTGTTGATGAAGCTCAGTTTGTAGACCTTGCGATTCGGGACAATGCTACCTCTGAAAGAGCAGAATGGGACGAAGCCCTACTGGGTGAACTGGCTGGAGAGTTTGAGGTAGACCTTGGGGAGATGGGGTTTGAGTTCGAGGGCATGGAAGAGCCGATGGAGGGCAACACAGACGATGACGAAGTTCCAGAAGTTCCAGCCGAGCCAACGGCCAAGCTCGGGCAGATGTGGAAGCTCGGGGATCATCGTTTGATGTGTGGGGACTCGACAGACAGGGCACAGGTTGAACGGCTTATGGATGGGGAGAAGGCTGATATGGTTTTTACTGATCCTCCGTATGGGATGTTTTTGAACGCTGATTATTCAGACATGGACTCGAAATTTAAAGGCTCAAAAGGTGGCAACAAGTACACGCAAGTTCTAGGGGACAATGAGGACTTCAAGCCAGAACTCATTGATGCTGTATTTGAAAACTTCGGCCATTGCAAGGAGATTTTCTTGTGGGGTGCTGATTATTATGCCGAATTGATAAATGATAAGAATGATGGGTCTTGGATTGTCTGGGATAAAAGAGGAGATGAGTCTGCTGACAAAATGTATGGTTCCTGCTTCGAGCTTTGTTGGTCTAAGGAGCGACACAAGAGAGACTTGGCTAGGGTAAAATGGGCGGGAATATTTGGCATGGAAAAGGAGCATGACAAAACTAGACAGCACCCAACCCAAAAACCCTCCCTGTTGGTCGAGTGGTTCTTTGAGAGATGGGGCAAGTCAGGTGACGCTGTGGCTGACCTATTCGGAGGCTCAGGCTCAACCCTTATCGCTTGCGAGAAGACAGGCCGAAAGTGTAGGATGATGGAGCTGGACCCAAAATACTGTGACGTAATCATCAAACGATGGGAAGACTTCACAGGAAAAAAGGTGGAGCTAATTGAATCCTAAACTCTTCCCTATCGCCCTCATCATTTTAGACCTTGGGGCATCTATAGTCTACGCTTGTCAAGGAGATTGGAAGAGAGCTATCTACTGGATCTCTGCCTCTGTGCTTACAGCTTGCGTGACATTTTAAGACTCTGATATACAATAGACAACAATGCCGTGGGAAAAAGGACAATCAGGAAACCCAAAGGGCCGACCGCCCAAGGGTAGCTCTTTCGCTGAGATCCTTCGCCAAGTGGGCGAGGAAGAGATTCAAGGCATGTCTAAATCGGAGGCCATATCGCGCAAGCTATGGGCCGAGGCATCTAAGGGTGAGGCATGGGCCATTCGTGAGATCATGGACCGCATGGACGGCAAACCAAAACAGATCGTTGACCAGACAACAAGAACAGTGAATGTGAATATCGACGGGGAAGACGCTGAAGCCGTTACCTAATGCCAGCGAATTGGCTCCCGGTTCATAAAGACATCAGAGACACAATCTCAAAGAATGAGGACGTTCTAATCTATGGCGGGGCTGGATCTTCTAAAACGTGGACCATCCTAAAAACTGTCTTTCAACGTGCTCTCCTTTGGCCGGGATCTAGGCACATATGTCTAAGGCAACGCTTCGAACATGCCAAGACTACGCTCTGGCCATCGGCTAAGGAGCTGATGGAGGCAGAATGGCCGGGGCTATGGGATCAATGCGACACCAACAGATCTGGAGGTTCATGGTCAATTAATATCAATGGGGCCGAGGTTCTCTTTGGTGGCTTGGATGACAAGGAGAGAGTTGAAAAACACCTTGGTGCGGAGTACGCAACAGTGTACATAAATGAAGCATCCGAGATCCAAGATGAATCAGCCGTCAACCTCATAGGCTCAAGGCTTAGGCAGAGGAT